ATATTAATTTGATTAATTTGTTTGTAGACATTAGCCCCATAATAGGGGCTTTTGTTTTTTAGATAGTAATCATTACTTTTGTGGCATGGCTAAAAACAATGAGTATGTACCATTTATTTTAAGTGAACTTAAAAAAGGGAATACACTTTACTCAAAAGTATTTGAAGTTTTCTTAAGTAAGTTTAAGTGTAGTGAACCTACCTTTGTAACCTATTGGAAAAAAGCGCAATCAGAGTATGTTTTATTTCAACAAGAGCGCGAAACAAAGATAAATGAGGCTACCATACACCAAGCAATCGAAACGCACTCTAATGGCTTAAAATCGAAAAGTGAAAGGTTGATGAACTTGCAAAAGCAAGCGGATGACATTCAGAGGATGCTCGATAGTAACATCACCCCCGACATCGTGAAGTCACCAAAGCAATTAGAGTGGACAGAAATTGAACGAAAGCTAACATACATCGAGAGGGCGCAACTTATGAAAGCATTGCGCGAGCTTCAAGCCGAGATAAGCAAGATAGAGGGTGACTATGCAGCGACGAAAACCCAAATAGAAGTAAAACAAGAGCAACCACTATTCCCCGATGTTCAGACGAACAACAACGATTAATAAGTTACTTGCGCTTACCAATCGAAAGAAGGTAATACAAGGTGGCACATCGGCAGGGAAGACTTATGCCATCATTCCTATTCTTATCGACAAGGCAGCTAAGACACCACGGCTAGTGATAACGGTTGTTGCGGAGTCAATTCCTGCGGTGAGGAATGGTGCGGTAAGGATATTTCAAGATGTAATGATAGACACGAATAGATGGATTGAGGATCATTGGCGAAGTAACCCAATGGAATATAAATTCACCAACGGCTCAATCATTCAGTTCACATCATTCGACACGCAAGGAAAGGCCAAGGCAAGTGGCAAACGTGACATTCTTTTTCTTAACGAAGCTAACCACATATCATTTGAGATTGCGGATGCGCTAATGGTGCGTTCTAACGAGATATGGATAGACTTTAACCCCGACAATGAGTTTTGGGTACATACTGAGATATTAACCGAGCCAAATACTGACTTCCTTATACTTACCTATCATGACAATGAGGCTATTCCACCCGAGATAAAGAAGGAACTAGAATTAAAACAAGAGAAGGCTAAGACATCCGAGTACTGGGCTAATTGGTGCAAGGTGTATATCGATGGGCAAATAGGTACTTTGCAAGGTGCTATCTTCCAAAATTGGAGCGTTGGCGAGTTTGATACTTCATTGCCTCACGTTTATGGCTTGGATTTCGGTTTTTCAAACGATCCCGACTCACTTATTAAGGTAGCAATAGACAAAAAACGAAAATTGATTTACGCTCAAGAAGTGCTATACAAAACAGGAAACTCAACCGAGCAACTAATTGACATCCTAAACAATAGACTTCAGCCATTGAAGAGCGTTGTTGTTGCTGATAGTGCTGACCCAAGAACGATTAATGACATTAGGCAGAGAGGATTGAACATCTATCCTGCACGAAAAGGTCAAGATAGCGTAAGGAATGGTATCAAAAGAATACAAGACTATGAAATAATAGTAACATCGGACTCAATTAATTTAATTAAGGAACTTCGAAACTATGTTTGGCATGATAAGCGGTCACAAGTGCCGATAGATGCTTATAACCATCAAATAGACCCTTTGCGCTATGCATTTGACTATCTTACACAAAGTGCATTATTAATTAGTAAATAAAAATAATTACATTTGCCACAATAAATATCGTGAAAATGGGATTTGCGAAAAATGCAAAAGAGTTTATAATAAAGAGTTTAGGTGGCAACTTGAATCAACAAGTACCCTTTAACATTTTTAGTCAATTCAGCGGGTTTTTACCCTTTAATTTCAACAACAATCAAGCAATACAAGTAGCTCAAGGTTATTCGCAGAATGTTGATGTTTATTCTATCATAAAAAAGATTACCGACATCTCTAAGAGCGTTCCATGGGTGATTGAAAAGCGACAGGCTAACGGCAATTGGAAGGAGTTGAGAGATACTTCCTTGCATGAGTTGATGGCTGAACCTAACATGACTAAGCATTACACATGGGATGACATCGAAGAGCAGATATTACTTTACTTATTAATTACTGGCAACACTTATCTCATAGGCAATAGCCAATTCAACTCAACATTAATTGAAGAGGTTGATATATTACCAAGTCAATCAGTAACTATATTCAATCAAAATTCATCATTCTTTATGCCTCAGTTAGAATACCAATTTAGCTTTGGTTCATCGCAAGGTATCTATAAGAATGACAGATTGAAGCACATTAAATTCTTCAATCCTAACCTAACTAACTTCGTTTATGGGTTAAGTCCGATACAAGTGGCAGCCAATGTTGTTCAAGTAGGTAATGAGAGATGGATAGCGGATGCATCGATATTAGGTAATAAGGGGGCAAGTGGGTTCATAACTGACCGCAGTCAATTACCAATGACCGAGGATGAATTCAAGATGATTGATTCATCATTGCGTGAAAAGATAGGTGGAGCGCATAACTTCGGTAAGGTGGTGGCTACTAATAAAGACTTAGGTTACATTCAAGTGGGTATGTCAAGCGCAGATATGCAACTACTTGAGAAGGGAGTTGTAACAACACGAACACTATGTAATGTGTTAGGGTTAGATAGTTCGCTTTTCAATGACCCCGAAAACAAGACTTACAACAACAGGTTAGAGGCAGAGAAAGCAATGTACACTAACTGCATCATACCTTTGAGTGATAAGTTATCCGAAGCGTTAACATCCTTTCTATGCACTAATCACTTTCCTTATGAAACGGTGAGGATGCGCCAAGACTTTAGTGGTGTCAAATGCTTACAAACTAATAATAAAGAGGAAGCAGAAAGGGTTGCACTATTAAAGGACAAAGGCATCATCTCAGCGAGTACGGCAGCGGAAATGTTGGGAATGCCAAAACTTGAGCAACCGAACGCAACCCTTGAAGCTCTTAGCGGAATGAGTCCATTATTGGCAACTCAAGTGATAGGTCAATTGACTGAGGATGAGATAAGAGAATTAGTAGGGTTAGGTCATTCAGACTTGCCAAAAATAGGGGCGCAACAAGCAAGTACATTCACGCAAGAAAATAATACTGCAACGAATTAAAAAAAGATTAATTTTGCATTGTGAAAAAGACAAAGACAAAGAAAGAATTAGACGAGATAAAGGCTAAGACTGCGATAAAAAAACAAAAAATAGTGAATAAATGATAACATCGATTTACTTTCCGAATAAAGAATTCAACTCTAAAGCAGAGTTGTATGATGCTATCAAAAATGATGAAGCAAGGATTAAGGCATTTAAAAAGGCTGAGATAGTATTCTCACATCAGCGTGGGCATCTATCTAAGTCAAGTATTAAGTTAAAAGACAATGCTACTAAAGCACTCACTATTGAGGATGGTTATATTTATCCAGTTATATCTACAACTAACTACCTTGACTCACATGGGGATGTTCACATCAATGGGTGTTTCAAGAAGACGGTACAAGAGCAACAGGGAAAGATACTATATTGCAAGGATCATAACATAAGTGTTGACACTATCATTGCTTGGCAGTCAGATGTAGAGATGATGGTTGCTGAATTGCCTTTTTCTGAGTTAGGAAAAGAGTATAGTGGTAATGCTGAGTGCTTAATCTTTAAGATTGAGAAAGAGGCATTAGTTGAAAGCGAAAGCATCGAAGATATTATCGACAATAATAGACCCGTTCAAAACTCAATCAGAATGCAGTATGTGAACTTTGTTACCTGCATTGACGATAAAAGACCCGAGTATAAGGTTGAGAAAGCTAACTGGGACAAATATTATAAGATGATAGCCAACAAGGCTGATGCTGACTTGATGGGTTACTTTTGGGCAGTTACCGAATTAAAGATTAGAGATGAAGGCAGCATGGTAGTAAAGGGAAGCAACGATGCAACACCTATACTTCAAAATCCAAGCCCCGAGGAAGAGACGAAAGAATGCTCATCATGTGGCGAAGAGATGAATGGTGATTATTGTGCATCATGTGGGATGCCGAGAAAGAAAACAAGTGCGCCGTTGAAAGACACGCAAATTGACATACAAGCCGCGAAAGCACTTAAAAAGAAACAATTATTTATTCACTTAACAAAGAACAATTAAAATGACTAAGTTCGATTTATTCCTCCAAACAAAAGGATTAACCTCAGTAACTTTTGCAGAAAAAGATGCAGAAGAAATGGCTAAGTTGTACAACGAATACAACGATGAAGCCCGCAAAGCATTAGAAGATGCAGTTGCAAAAAGCGCAAGTAAAGAAGACATCGAGTCTTTAAAGACTGAACTTGCTAACGCTCAAAAAGAGCAGATGATTTCGTTGAATAAGACTCTTAAAGAGTATGGTTTAGCTATCGAAAAGTTGAACAAGAACAACTCTGAGAGAAGTTTAACTTCAAACGCTTCAAGCGTGAAAGAAGCATTGAACTCAGAAGAGAACAAGGCTAAGTTAGCAGCGTTGAAAGGCTTAAACAAAGGTAATGCAGAGCAATCGGGTATTACTTTTGAGATAAAAGCAGCAGGTACAATGTTAGAATCAACTAACATCTCGGGTGGTAATGTACCAGTTGAGCAACGTATCGCAGGTCTTAACTTAATCGCTACACGCCGAGTTCGTTTGATGGACTTATTTGCGAAGGGTGCAGCAAGTTCAAACATCATTTCATGGGTTTACCAAGCTAACCGCGATGGTTCAGCAGGTGGAACTGCGGAAGGAGACACTAAGAACCAAGTTGACTTTGACTTAGTAGTTGCTTCACAAGCAGTTGTTAAGCGTACTGCATTCATCAAGGTATCAACTGAGATGTTAGACGATATCGATTTCATCCAATCAGAAATCAATAATGAATTGATGAGATTGTTGATGTTAGATGTTGAGTCTACATCATACTCGGGTAATGGTACAGCTCCGAACATGAATGGTATTCGCACGGTTGCAACAGCATTCGCAGCAGGTACTTTTGCAGGTACGGTTGATAACGCAAACGAGGCTGACGTTTTAACCGTTGCAATGAACCAAATCGCATTGGCTAACCAAGAAGCACCTAATGCTATCTTGATGAACCCAAGCGACATCACTAAGTTGAAGTTGTA